TATCATCACTTTCCATAATATCTCTACAACGCATTTCTACAGATAGTTCTAGCTCTACAGGCGGTTCTTCTATTTCTATATTTAGAAATTTTTTAATCATTTTTCTTTAGGCCATAAATTCGCCTCTATATAATCAACTATTTGGTCATCTACAGTATTATCTGTACTTTTAACTAAAGCTTTAAGAAGATCAAGTATTAACTTTTTTACTGCATTAGTTTTGCAAAAAGTTAAAAGAATAGGTTTAAGAATACGAATCATTAAAT